CGGATGCGTTTCGCTACCTGTGCGTCGGCCTGGACGAATACACGCCACCGAAGCGACAGAACGTCGAAATTGGTGGCTCTTACGCTTGGATGGGCTGACAGATGGCGAGCTTCGTCAAATACCAGTGCTTCGTCGAGAATCTGGCCGAGAAGGTGCACAACCTCGGCTCAGACACGCTGAAGATCATGTTGTCGAACACTGCGCCGAACGTGAGCACGCACGCGGTCCGCGCGGACGTTACCGAACTGACGACGGGCGGCGGGTACACGTCTGGTGGCGCAACGGTGACGGTTACCGGATCGTCGCAGTCTGGCGGCACGTATTCGCTCACGCAGTCTGCGGATGTGGTGTTCACCGCGACGACTGGATTCGGCCCGTTCCAGTACGCGATTCTGTACAACGACACGCCAACGAGCCCGGCCGACCCGCTGATCGGATATTGGGACTACGGTTCCCCGATCACGCTGGCCGCTGCCGAGACGTTCACGGTGGACATGGGCGCAACCATTCTGACGATCGCATGATGGACGCCGCAACCATCCTCGCCATGATCGACGCGCGCGCCGCGATGGATGCGGAGTTCGCCGCGCTCGTGAAGGACCGCAATGACGTGGGCGTCGCGGCTGCGCTGTCGGCTGGGCGCGTGCGTGCTGTCGAGACATTCGGCGGGTACGGCTACGTGATGGAGCGTCTCGGCCCGACTGGTGGCGCGTCACTGCTGGACGCGCTCGAATCAATGGCCGCGTCGAGTCCGCCGATCAAGTGGGCGTTTCGTCTGCTGGAGCGCGGCGCACTGGACTTCGGGTCTGCCGCCACGCGTGCGCAGCTTGACGCGCTCGTAGGTGCTGGCGTGTTGCCTGCGCCGGCTGCGGGGGCGCTGAAGGCGGGGGCGGAGGTGGCCGATCCGGTCAGCGTGTCGGATGTCTCTGCGGCACTCAATGCTCGTGAGCGAGGTGCAACATGAGCACGATCGGCCGACACATGCGCGTGGCGCTCGCCAACGACCTCGGCGCGGCGATCCCCTCGGGCACCGTGCTGACCGTAACGTGCCGCCGCTGGCGGTTCGACTCGACCGGGAAGCTGGTATGGGAAGGGTCGGATCAGGCGATGGGCTGGACGCTCGGGTCGTCGCTGTCGAGCGGCTCCCAGGCTGCCGACGGGTCGGTGATCGACAACACGAACTCGGGCGACGGCTGGCTGGGCGCTCAGTTCTACGTCTCGGTCCCGTCGCTGGCGGTCGCTCCGACGGCCGGCGGCACGATTGCTGTGCTGCTGCAAACGTCGCTCGACGGCACGACCTGGGCTGACACGCCGGACCTCCGGCGCGGGGTCGTGCTGTTCGGCGAGAGCTACCCGACGACGAACCCGACGGGCCAGCGCGAGTACACCACGGTCCTCTGACGCATGGCCGCGATCATCATCCCGGGTCGTAGCACCCGACCGCCGCCGCATCCGGAAATCGATTGGCGGCACCCGCTCGCACGCGACCTCGCGCTGTACTGGCTGCCGGGAATGAAGCTGGAACTGGTGAGCGACTGTCGGGCTGTGACGACGCATGTTCGCGCGCAGGGCGACGTGCTGGCCGGCGCGATCACAACGGCGAACGTCGATTTCCCGGTGCTCTCAGGCGTGCCAGATCCGTTCCGCGCGGAGGCGGTCACGATGGGCACGATCGTCACGCGAGCGTTTGGGCAGGTTGATCACGCGCCTCTGTTTAGAGTGGGGACGATCGGCTCTGGCAATCGCGCACTGTCGATTGTCGTGCTGTCGGGCAACACATATTACCTGTACCAGTCGAGCAATACTGTCGGCTCGGTGAGCGGGGCCGGGCAGCCGGTCCCGGCCCGGGTTGGGGCAACCATCGCAATCGGGGCAACCAGGATCGGTGGGTGGCCGACATCAGGCACTGGCTTTTTCGTCTCCCGCGTTGACGGGTCGGCGGTTGCAACAACGCCCGCCTCGATCGGCTGGACGTCCCATGCGTTTTCCGGCGTGGCTGCGGCTCTCAATGACGGCACGCTCGGCTGGGCGGGTTCGCCGGCTTTCCGCTCGCACGTCAACGCGCTGTGGAAGCGCAGCCTGACCGACGCAGAGTGGAACGAGTGGCGGCGGGCGCCGTACCAGATGCTCCGCAGCCGTCAGTACAAGTTCGTCTCGCTCGGTGGCGCGACGAACTACACGCTTGCCGCAGACGCTGGCGCATACACGCTCACTGGTGGCGCTGCGACGCTGCGAGTTGGCCGTCGTCTGACTGCTGATGCAGGCTCATTCGCACTGACTGGCGGCGCTGCTGGCCTGTACGTCGCCCGCAGGCTGAGCGCCGACGCTGCCGCGTACACGTTCACCGGCAACGATGCGACGCTGATCTACAGCGCGGGCGCGACGAATTACACGCTCACGGCTGACGCTGGATCGTTCGCGTTCACTGGTGGCGATGCGACGTTGCGTGTTGGGCGCGTGCTGTCGGCGGCGCAGGGCGCTTACTCGGTGACGGGCAACGCAGCATCGTTCGCCCGCACGTATCGACTCTCGGCTGATGCCGGCGCGTACTCGCTGATCGGCAGCGCTGCGAATCTGCTGTACTCGGGCGCGGAGTCCTCGCTTTGGACGCCGCAGACGCTTTCTGACGCCGCGTGGACGCCGCAATCGGCGAGCGCGGCAACATGGACTCCGCAATGAGCGACAAGGACATCATCGGCGAGGCGCGCGAGGCGTTCGATCGCGCGGTCGAGCACGAGTCCGAGAACCGCGAGTCGTACATTGAGGACATGCGGTTCTCGCGACTCGGCGAGCAATGGCCGGAGGCCATCCGCCGGCAACGTGAGCGCGAGGGCCGCCCGGTGATGACGGTCAATCGCATGCCGGCGTTCATTCGGCAGGTCGTCAACGACGCGCGCCAGAACAAGCCGAGCATCAAGGTGCACCCGGTTGACGACACCGGCGACGTTCGCACGGCGGAAATCATCTCGGGCCTGCTGCGGCAGATCGAGTACGCATCGAATGCCGATGTGGCCTACGACACGGCGATCGAAACAGCCGTATCTGGCGGCATTGGTTACATCCGCGTCGCGACAGAGTACGCGCGGCACGACGTGTTCGATCAGGACATCGTAATCAAGCGCGTGTCCGATCCGCTGACGATCTACGGCGATCCGTCGAGCGAGTGCGCAGATTCGTCGGACTGGAATGTGTGCCACGTCATCGAACGATTCACCGACGATGAGTTCGAGGCGAAGTGGAAGAAGGCGCAGAAGTCGTCATTCGATGCCGTCGATACGGCGCGCGACCTCGATGCGGACGAGATCACGGTTGCCGAGTATTGGACGCGCGACGAAGTGCCGATGAAGCTGTTGCGCCTGTCGAATGGCATGGTGCTGACGGAAGCCGACTTCCTGCAGCGTCAGGACGTGTTGTTCGCGATGGGCGTGACGGTGACGGGCGAGCGCGACAGCATCTCGCACAAGGTGCGCCAGCGCATCCTGAGCGGGGCCGAGGTGCTGGAGGACAACGAGTTCCCGGGCATCTACATCCCGGTCGTGCCGGTGTATGGCGAAGATGTTGTAGTCGAAGGCAAACGCTACCTACGCTCGCTGATCCACCAGGCCAAAGACGCGCAACGGATGTTCAACTTCTGGCGCACGTCCTCCTCCGAGCTGGTTGCGCTTGCACCGAAAGCGCCGTGGATCGGCCCGAAGGGCTTCGCGCGCACGGACCCAGAGAAATGGGCGACGGCAAATGCACGATCGCATGCGTATCTCGAATACGACGGACCTGTAGCGCCGCAGCGTGTGCCGTTCATGGGGCCGGATGCCGCGAGTTTGCAGGAGGCCGCGAATGCGCAGGACGACATGAAGTCGATCCTTGGCATCTATGACGCATCGCTCGGCGCGCGCTCCAACGAGACGAGCGGTCGCGCAATCATGGCGCGGCAGCGAGAGGGGGACATCAGTACGTTCCACTTCATCGACAACCAGTCGCGTGCGATTCGGCACCTCGGGCGCATCGTCGTTGGCGTCCTGCCGCGCGTCTACAACACCGAGCGCGTCGTGCGTGTGCTTGGCGAGGATGGGCGCACTGCTCAGCCGGTGAAGATCAATGCGCAACAGCAGATGCCCGATGGCTCGCTGCAGATGATCGATCTCACGGTGGGCAAATACGATGTGACGGTGCAGGCTGGCCCGTCGTTCACTTCGCGTCGTGAGGAGGCCGCAATCGGCATGACGGAGTTCGTGCGTGCTGTGCCGCAGGCCGGGCCGTTGCTCGGCGACATGATCGCGAAGGCGCAGGACTGGCCGGATGCGGATCAGGTTGCGCAGCGCATGGCCGCGATGCTGCCGCCCCAGGTGCAAGGGCAGAACCCGCAGCTTCAGCAGGCGCAGCAGGCCATGCAACAGATGCAGCAGCAATTGCAGCAGCTTGCGCAGCGACTTCAGCAGGCCGAAGCCGATCGCGCGCTGGAGATCGAGAAGCTGAAGGTCGATCAGTACAACGCAGAGACGAAGCGACTGCAGGTCATGCAGGCGCAGGCGATGACGCCCGAGCAAGTCGCGGCGATCGCAATGCAGACGGTGCGTGAACTCATCACGCCGAACGGAATCACACCGACGCAGCAAGCGCCGGCCGTGCCCGCCGGGATGCCCGGACAGCAGGCGGCACCCATGCCGAACTGACGAGCGCATTCCACACGCCAACAGGCCGCCTCCGGGCGGCTTTTTTCATTTCTGAGGCTCCATGAGCGAAGAAGTCGCGACCAATCCGGAATCGGAAGTCGCAGAGCAAGACACGTCCATCGAGGACGTGAGCGAGTCGCACGACGATCAATCCGAAGAATCGGACATCGAAGGTGCGGCGACCGACGAGGCCGAAAGCGAAGTCGAAGAGGTCGACTGGGAGGGCAAGAAGTACGCCGTCCCGAAGGAACTCAAAGATGCGCTGATGCGCCAGTCGGACTACACCCGCAAGACGCAGGAGATCGCCGAGACGCGGCGCGCACTGGAGGCGAAGGAAGCCGAGATCCAGCAACGCGCGCAGGTCGAAGAATCGCATCTCAATGACCTTGCGAATCTCCGTCTCGTCGATGGCGTTCTGTCGAAGTACCAGAACGTCAACTGGCAGGCGGAGAACCAGAACGATCCCGTCGCCACACAGGCGAAGTGGATCGACTACCAGCAGGCCATGCAGGCGCGACAAGCACTGTCTGGCCGCATCTCTGAAGCGCAGCAGCAACGCGGATTGCACCAGCAGCGAGACATCGCCAGGCGGTTGCAGGAGTCCGAAGAAGCTTTGCGAGCGGACGAGAAATCGTGGACGCCTGAAAAGAGCGCCCAACTGTCGCAGTTCATTCGCGAGACATACGGCTTCACGGTCGATGAACTCGCGCAGTCGCTGAGTCCGAAGTTCGTTCGGGCGATGCGTGACGCGATGGTCGGTCGTCAGGCGATCAAGAACGCGACGCAGAAAGCTCCGCCCGCACCAGCGGCGAAGCCCATCACCACTCTGAAAGCAAACAAGCCGGCGCCCCGAGGGCTGTCGGACGAGCTTTCCATTGACGAGTGGATGCGTCGGCACAACGCACGCAAGAAAGGCTAAATCATGCCGGGCAACTCTCTCCTTACTCCGACCGCAGTGACGCGCAAAGCGCTCGCGATCCTGCATCAGAAAGCTAACTTCATTGGCTCGATCAACCGGCAATACGACGATTCGTTTGCGAAGTCGGGCGCGAAGATCGGCGACTCGCTGAAGATCCGGATGCCGAACCAGTACACGGTTCGCAGCGGGATCACGATGGACTCGCCGATTCAGGATGTCGTCGAATCGTCCACCACGCTGCAAGTGGCGAGCGTCAAGGGTGTGGATCTCGCGTTCACGTCGCAGGAACTCGCGCTGAGCCTTGACGACTTCTCCGACCGCATCCTCGAACCGGCGATGTCGGTGCTTGCCGCGAACATCGAAGCCGACGCGCTGTCGATGTACAAGGACATCTTCAACCTGTACGACCAGGATACGGCGGCGTTCGCGCTGTCGTCCATGCTGGGCGGGCGCAAGGTCCTCAATGATTGCCTGACGCCCGGCGATGCGCGTTCGGCGATCCTGAGCACTGACGCTGCCGTCAAGTTCATGACCGACACGAAGGGGCTGTTCCAGTCGTCCGAGAACATCGCGAAGCAGTATCGCGACGGCATCATCGGAACGACGGCAGGATTCAAGTCGATCTACGAGAACACGCTTCTCGCGAATCACGCGACCGGCACGAGCGCCAAGACGACCGGCTACGCGGTGAACGGCAACCAGACGACGAACGGCACTGCTGCCGTGACCGTCAAGACGGGGGCAAACACGTTCAAGCGCGGCGATATCGTGACGTTCGCGGGCACGTTCCGAGTGCACCCGGAGACGAAGGTTTCGACGGGCGTGCTGCAACAGTTCGTCGTGACCGAGGACTACGCGGGTGGTGCTGGCAACCTGAAGGTGTCTCCGGCCATCTACACGAGCACCGGGCGTCAGAACGTGACGGCGGGCGGCTTCGTGGCGGATGGCGCTGTCGTGAAGGTGGGCGCGGGTGCGTCCGAGAATCTGACGCCGAACCTCGTGTTCAACCGCGATGCGTTCACGTTCGCGACTGCCGACCTGCCGATGCCGGAGGGCGTAGATTTCGCTGCACGTGAGGTGTACGACGGCATCTCGATGGCGCTGGTTCGCGACTTCAGCATCTCGGATCGGTCGTTCCCGTGTCGGATCGACGTTCTGTACGGCTACAAGACGTTGCGCCCCGAGTGGGCATGCCGTCTGCACGCTGACGGCTGATGAGGAAGGGCGGGGGCTTCGGCTCCCGCCCGCTCTATCGTGGCAATCACGACGTATTCAGAACTGCGTGATGCGTTGGCGCGCTGGCTCAAGCGTGCCGATGCGATTGCGCTTCTCCCCGACTTCATCGCGCTCGCGGAAGGGCGGATGCAAGCGGATCTCACGACGATGCGCGCGCTGTGGCAACGGTCGCAAGCAACGCTCGACGCGGGTGCGGCATTCATCGCCACGCCTGACGACCTGATGACGCCGATTTCTGTCGCGCTCGTGAAGTCGGCAGAAGTGAAGCGGCTGCCGATCCTGGCCGCGACATCGGTGCGCAACGACACGACGACGACGGGCGAACCGGCGTGCTGCGCGTTCATCGGCGAGCAGATCGTGTTCAGCCCGCCGGCGTCCAGTGCGCAGACGGTGGAGCTGATATATCAGCGGCGCATTCCGGCGCTGTCGGACTCGGTGCCGTCGAACTGGCTGCTGGAGCAGTCGCCGAATCTGTACCTCTATGGCGCACTGATCGAGTCCGTTTCGTTCACGCGCGACATGGAAGCGCTGGCGATGTGGTCGCAGCAGTACGAGGCGGCGTTGGATCGTTTGCGTAATGTTGGTTGGGTCGGGCCGCAACAACTGGTGTCGGACATCCCTCAATGGGGTTCGACCTATGACATCTCACGGGGCTACTGATGGCGATCACTGACTATGGTTCTCTGCGCTCGACTGTGGCCGCGTACCTGCATCGCGCGGACCTGACGAGCAACATTCCGGACTTCATCGCGATGGCCGAATGGCGCATCGCACGTGGCCTGCGCGTGTCTGCGCTGCTGACCACGAGCGACGTGACGATCAGCGGTGGCGGCTCGTCGGTGGCGATGCCGTCGGGCTTCGTCGAGCTGGTGAACGCGAAGCTGGCGTCCAGCGGTTCCGAACTGCACTACGTACCGCCCGATACCGTCGATCGTGTGACTGGCGGGACGGTGCCGTGGGCATATACGCTTGTCGGATCGACGTTGGTTGTTGCTCCTTCGTGGACGGCTGGCGGCCAGGTGTCGTTGACGTACTGGAAAAAGGAAACCGCGCTTTCCGACTCGAACACGACGAATTGGTACGTCACGAACTGCCCGGATGCGCTGCTGTACGGGGCGCTGCTGGAGGCGTCACCGTTCCTCGTGAACGACTCGCGAATCCCTGTCTGGCGCGAGTTCTTCGCCGAGGCCGTCAACGCTGTGAACAGTCAGTACGGCAACCTAGATCCGCACAAGCGGATGCTTGCCTACGCCAGCGGCAGTGCTCAGGCGGTCAATGCTGGCTCTGATCTGCGGGCGGCGACGTGAGCCTGCGCGGTCTGCTGAAGGCTGCGCGCGCGCTCGAAACGGCGCAGCAGCGCACCGACGAACTGCGGAGGGAGCGCGAGAAACTGCGTGCGCGCCTCGATGAGGTCGATGCGCTGATTGCTGCTGCGCGGGCGGATAGCGCGAAGTCTCTGGACGACGTGAAGCGCGAAGCGATCGACGTGGTGGCCGACTGATGTTGTCGTTCCTGCCCGATGCCGACGAACTCACGCCCGAGGTGCTGGTCGAGTGTGACGACATGGTGCCGACGGTGCGCGGGTACGCTGCCGCCCCGTCTGGTGTCGCGTCAACCGAGCCCGCGCTTGGCGCGGCGTGCACTGGCGCATCGCTGCTGCTGAAGCTGGACGGCTCGACGCGCCTGATTGCCGGAACGACGACGGCGCTCTATGAGTCGGCGACGACATCATGGACGGATGTTTCGCGCGGCGCTGCGTACAGCACGGGCGATGTGCCGTGGCGCATGGCGCAGTTCGGCAACACGTCGCTTGCCATCTGCAAATCGGTGGTGATGCAGTACAGCGCGTCGGGCGCATTCGCTGACGTGACGGCTCCGAAAGCGAGCGTGATCGAAACGGCGTCCGGATTCGTGATGCTGGCTGACTGCGACGACACCGGCTCTGGTGTCGGCACGTCATACGGCGATCAGCCGCATCGTTGGTGGTGCTCGGCGATCAACGACTATTCGTCGTGGGTGCCGAGCGTGACGACGCAATGCACGTCTGGACTTCTTGTGGACACGCCGGGCGCAATCCTCGGCCTGCGCCGGCTCGGCGCGGATGTGATCGCGTACAAAAAGCGCAGCATCTACCGTGGCACCTACGTCGGACCACCCGAAGTGTGGCGCTGGGCGCTCATCTCGTCGGACATCGGCGCGGTGTCGCAGGAGTCGATTGTTTCGGTCGGGTACGCGCACTACTTCGTGGGCGACGAGGACATCTACGGGTTCGACGGCACGACGCCAGTGAGCGTTTCGGCAGGCGTGCGCGAATGGTTCTTTGCGCGGCTGAACAAGACCTACGCGTACAAGATTCGCGCGACGCATGATCGGCTCAATGGCCGCATCTTGTGGCACTACCCGACGACGGGCGCGACGCTCGATTCCGTGTTGGTGTACGACTACCGCACGAAGCGGTGGGGACACATTGACCGCGATGTCGAGGTGGCGCTGGAATTCCAGGCTGCGGGGCTCACGTATGACTCGCTCGGGTCCAGCTATGCGACGTATGAGGATCTTCCGGCCATTGCCTACGATTCCCCGTTTTGGGCGGCTGGCAACCCGGTGCCAGCGTACATCGACACGTCGCACGTCATTCGTTCGCTGACTGGCCCTGCTGGCGCGAGCGGATGCAAGACCGGCTACGTTGGCGACCCGGAGCGCATGACGTTCGCTTCTCGCGTGCGCCCGCACTACAGGCTCGGCAAGGCTCCGGCATCGGCCATCCTCACACCGTCGTTTCAAACGGCGCGCGGCGAGACGTTCACGACTGGATCAATCACGAGCGTTGACGGAACGAAGTTCGATGTCTTGCAGGAGGGCCGTTGGCATCAGTGGCGCTTCGACTGGACGGGCGAAGTCGAAGTTGTATCGCACACCGTCACTGCCGTGAACACGGGGTACGAATGAAGCGCGTGAACGGTGCTGTGCGTCTGCCGTTGTCGGCTGACGACGCGACGTTCATGCGCTCGTTGCGTGAGCAATTCGCCGAGCACATCCAGGCGCTGAACGAGGCTGCGGACGGTCGGTTGCAACTGCACGTGACCGTCACGGCGGCATACACGGCGGGCGAGAACGATCACGTGATCGTGGTCAAGCCGACGGGCGCGATGGCCGTGACGCTGCCGGCTGTCTCGAAGATGGTCGGCAAGATCGTCACAGTCAAGCGCGGCAACAACACCACGCACACGGTGACGATCCAGGCGAGCGCCGGAAACATCGACGGCGCTGCGTCCACCTCGCTGACGACCGCATATCAGTCGCGTCGATTCTTCTCCGACGGCTCGGACTATTGGCTTATCTAAGGGGGCCGCATGGCACTCGATTTCACGGGCATGAACAATGCTCAGGTGGAAGCGTATCTGCGCGACCTGTACGCGCAGGGCGCGGGCAGCATCGCAACGCAGGGTTTCGGCGATGGGGTGTACCGCCACACTGACTCCCAGGGGCGCGACTATCAGCCGTATGGCGATGGGTGGGCGCGGCAACTGACGCCGAACTTCGACCCGGCGGGCGGCGGGCAGTTCGGCGGGTACTACGGCACGTTCGATCCCTCCGGGAATCTTCAGAACGTGAATTTCCAGCAGGCAGATCGGCATGATGGATACCTCGCAGAGAATCCTGGCGTCGCTGCTGCGCTCATGCTGGCCGCATTTGGCGGCGTCGGCATGCTGGCCAATGGCAGTCTCAGCGGCATGGCTGGTGCTGGTGCAGGCGGAGGTTTCCAGGCGGCAGGGGCAGCGGGAAATGCGGCGGTGGATGCGATCGGCGCAGGCACGGCGGCAGGCGGCGGGATCGGTGGCGGCGCGGCGGCGGGGTCTGGGCTCAATGCCGGGCTTGCTGGCTCGTCGTGGGGGTTCCCTGCGGCGTCGAGCGTAGGCGGCGGCGCGCTTGGCACTGGACTGACGGCCGGCGGCGTTGGCGCATCAACGCTCGGCGGCGCATCTGGCGGTGGCGGCGTGCTGTCTGCGCTGGGCGGCGCAAGCACTGTGATTCCTGCTGCGGCTGGTGTTCTGTCTGCCGCCAGTGCAAGCAACGCGCCCAAGACCGAGACGACGACGACGGACGTTCCCGCATGGGCGCAGCCCTACGGGCAAGACATCTTGCAGCGCGCCCAGGCATTGGCCGGCACGCCTGCTGCGCAGTACGGCGGTGGGAATCCGTACCAGATCACGCAGGACATGCGCGACGCGATCACGGCAACGCGCGGCACGATGGACCAGTTCGGCGCGGCGACTCAGGGTGCGCGTGACATCCTCGGGTCAGTGCAGTCGGGTCAGCGTGACTACACGCCCGGACAGATCGAGCGCGCATCGAATCAGTACATCGGACAGACGAGTGCGGGTGTCAATGCGCCGCAGTCCGTCATGGGGCTCGCTCAGGGCGCGCAACTGAACAACCCGTACCTTGGCGGCACCGCTGATCGCGCAAGCGCAACGAATGCGACGACTGCGAATCGGAATGCGCTGCTTGGGCTGAACAACCCGTATCTGAACTCGGCGATCGACGCTGCGCAGCAGGACACCATCCGCAACTACAACCTGACGACTGCGCCCGGACTCGATGCGCGCGAGCGTGCGTCCGGTTCGTTCGGGAACACCGGCATCGAGCAGATGCGCACCGAGTCTCAGCGACAGCTTGCCGGCGAGCTGGGGCGCGTGGCGACGAACATGCGGATGCAGGACTACGGCCTGCAAGCGCAACTCGGCGAGGGGCAGGCGGGCCGCGAGCAGCAGACGAACCTGACAAACGCGGGTGCTTCGAATGCCATGTCGCAGTTCAACGCGGGCATGAGTGCAACGGATCTCGCGCGCAATCTCGGCGGCTACCAGGCGCAGGGCCAGTTCAACAGCGGCAACATGCTGAACGCTGGCATGTTCGACGTGCAGCAGGGCCAGCAGTCGCAGCAGTTCAACGCCAATCTCGGCGCGCAAGACCTGAACCGCAACGCGAACCTCGCGCAGAACCTGTCGCAGTTCAACAGCGGCGTTTCGGCGCAGGACATCGGCAACCAGTTCGGCGCATGGCAGGGGAACAACAACCTCGCCATGAGCAGCATTGCGCCGACGCTGAACATCGCCAACAACCCGATCCAGCAGGCTCAGGCTCTTTACGGCATGG